TGGATGAGTCCTTAATGTAAACGAGAATTATTATCATCCATTTAAGATTAGACACTTAAAATACACAATAGTTCCCTAGGGTGTAAATTTTAAGCAAAAAAAACCCCCAGAACCTTTCGGCCCTGAGGGTTAAAGTTAACTCATTTGGGTTAGCTGTTCGCTTCCCGCTGATCCTTCAGCGACTGGGGGATCAGTACGCTGATTTCTTCCTCGCAGGCTCTGAGCGCGCCAAGGATCATGTCCCGATAATCCTTGTCGTGCTCCAATCGGTCGAGATTGCCGTGCAGGGCCGTGATAATGGCATTTAGCGCATTTTGCACGGCGCCGCGGTCAATCTTCCCGAGGTCGCCCGTCTGCCGAACCTTGCCGCTAGCAGTCGCTGCCGGGTTACCGGCCGCTGCCGCTGCGCGGTTGTCGGTTGCGATCTTGGCGGCTTGCATCTTGCTTGCGGCCTTTTCCGCTTCCTTCACCTTTTCAACGTCCTTCCAGAAATCGCGCGCCGTCTTGTAGTCCGGGCTGCGCGGATCAAGGAACCCGTCACCGTCCGCTCGCATCTTGAGACCAAGGTACTTGTCGGCAGTGTCCGTGTCGGCCAGACGCTGAATCGTCTGGAAAGCCTTACGGACCGTCCCGGCCCTCTCTACGCGCTCCTTCCATGCCATAGTGATAGTCGCCACGTACGCGTTAAGAGTCTTGTCGATCGGCGTGGCATCCTTGCCCTTGTGGCCTTTGCGCCATTCGTTGACGGTCATCTGCCACTGACTGAAAGACTCACACTCGGCTGCGGCATTGAAAACGGCATCCTTAGCGTATTCCGTCGCCTTGCCCATTTCCGAGTTCGCGTCGTTCAAGAAAGCCACGGCCTTCTCGCTTGCCGTCAGTACTTCGGGCAGATTCTCCGTCTGGGGAATCGGCAGGGCCTCTTTCACATTCAGAGCCGTCTGCACCGCAGTCTGTACGCTTGTCATTGCTTCGCTCATCGTAGTCTCCAATTGGTTGGCGCGACCCAACGTCTTACCGTTTATCGGTAAAAACGAGAGCCGCGCGGATTTTTAAAGATCGGGTCTAGCTATCTGCCAAGTGGCTTCTAGCCTAGTACGCGCCCTGTGCCGTACCGTCTGTTTCGGTTCCGTTCATAGAGTAAGACAAGCCCCTTGCACGTTAGTTCCCTTGGCAGTTCAAAATTCACAGATGAAATATATTCACGTGTTTATCGGTAAAAGTTCTAACGAGCGCAGCTACGCTGCCAGGTCTCGTTTGCCGATAACCGCCAGGACGCAATAGGAAGCCTTTACAGCGTACTTCTGCCGTACCCTGTACCGTCGCATAGACTGGGGTGCGATCTACGCAAAGCACAGCCTATCCACAAGATACTAACAGGTTATCTCATTCCATCATAAAGCCTACTTGCAGTAGCTTTATTCCACGGATACAGGGGCATGTGGCACACATGGACCGTATCATGTACTGTGTATCTGTACAGTGTATCAGGTTATGCACAGGTTAGTAACAGATCATGAGCGGGGTTTGTTAACGTGATGTTGACAATACCTCGCGCCCTTCGTGTCGCGTCGGACTGACACGCTTGGCTGTCAAGCGCCATTGACAGTTTGCGCTGCGATTTGCGCACCGCCCGGGGGGGGGGGCGCCCCCCTTTTGCGATTACTAAAACTCTGTCTAACCCACCCGCTAATAAGGGGGGTGGAATGGAAAATAGGGTACCTTACGGTCCAAAGGAACCCCCGAAGGGGGGTAGTAAGGTAGGGGAAAAGTACAGTTTTAGAACAGAAGTGGGATTTACTAACTCATTGATTTATAAGTAAATAGGCTATTTAAGCGCAAAATGGCTCCGAAAGGAGCTTGCGCCCTAACTAAATTTATTGGTAAATTAGGTACTTAGATGATTAGATATTGATATATTTCTGAATTTATGATATAATATTGAGGTATTTGAAAGAGGAAGTAAGGATACTTCCTCGTCCTCCTAGGGGAGTCCTCGGAAAAGAAGGTTAAGAGGAAAAACCCTAGAGGGGCACTGAGGTTCAAATGCCGAAATGGCAAGATCCTTGCCCACCAAAAAGAGATCCCACCTGATGGCTGATGACGAGTTCAACGGCAGCTTAACCGAGCGTATGCTATCCAAGGCAGTGCCTTTGGATGAGGTTATGCTTGAGCTGTACAAGAACAAGGGTAGGTACGCACAGCAGAGTAAAATGCTCCGAGACCGGAATATGGGGCATATGGGGGATCAGTATTACTACAGGGATGATAGACTAGCCCCGCAGCTTAATGCCCTGAACATGATGATAGCTGCTGACCAAGCCCCAGACAGGGAGGGGTGGTTAGGGGCTCTTAGCCCTTACAGGGGGTCTGGCAAGAAGGTTGCCCTAGACTATAACATGTATATGGGGGATGCGAATGGCGGGGTATTGCCAAAACACAGGGACGTAGCCAACGTCTGGAATGACGCCACTGCACAAAGAACGCTCCCTCACGAACTAGAACATACGATGCAGATGGCCCGCCCTTATGGGGCGGACAAGGTGACAAGTAACTTCTTTGGGCAACGAGTACCTGTAGGGGCACTTGGTGATCACCTGAACAAACAGATGTTCGAAAATGCCATGAAGCTGTCCGATGAGCAGCGCGAGCGTATCTTTCCTGCAGCCAACGCATTCGACGACCCAAGCGAGTTTAAGGCTAGCCTAGCCGCGCACGTAGTGCTTCTGGCTTCGATGGGGGTAGACTTCCTAGACACTAAGGAAGGTAAAATCCTGTTCCCAGACAAAGAATCCCAAGCCTACTTTATCAAGGTTATCCACCCGGGCATTAAGTCCATGTGGGCCTACAGAGAAGATAAGAACGCCCCTCCGGGAGTACCTAAGCAGTACAAAGGCAGGAAGTCTTACGCTCAGCAGGGGCTGCAGGCGATCAAGGATTGGTGGAACGATGCTCCAGAACAGCAAAGTATGCTGGAGCTAGACAGGGCTAAGGCCAAACCCAAACAACCAGTAAGGTCACGTAAGGCTAAATAATGATGGAATATCTGATCACAGTGTTGGTCCTAGCTATCGTTGTAGCTATTATCGTGGGCCAACTGCAGGGCAAAAAGTACAAGAATCGTCCGTCCGTGGGGGGTAATACTCCGGACGACAAGACACCACGGAGTAAAGATTAATCATGGCTAATGACAGCACTCTACCGCTGGATCGTAACGCTACCCCAGTACAGGTACTTGGGCCGGGTAACTATTCGGCAGGTTTCTCCTGCACAGCCGTATCGGCTCGTACGGCGCTTCCAACAGGTTGTGTAGCGGGAGATATCCTCCGTATCGCTTCCTCGCAGGACTGCTACATCAAGTTTGGCACAGTTACTGTGACTGCTACTACATCCGATATCCTGTTCCTAGCTGGAGCAGAGTTCATGAAGGTCCCTGCAGGGGCTACGCACATCGCGGCTATCCGCGTAGGTTCCGACGGCGTAGTCCAAGTAACCAAGATGGTCTGATTTGGCCAAGAAATCCCCCCACGTTAGAAACCCCAACCTGCCGGGGGCTGACGTAACCCCACCGGCAACTCCGCTTGATCTGGCCGTAGACGGCACAACGGCCAACAGCGTCAGTCTTAGTTGGACTCCCAACACAGATGACACGGCGGTTTACACGATTAGGCGGGGCACTACAAGTGGCCTGTCTACTTCCGGGGTGGATTTACCTCCGCTTACAGGGATTTCACAAAGCTCGTACCTAGACTCCGGACTGTCGGCTAACACCACGTATTTCTACAATATCCGGGCCACAGACTCGGCAGGAAATACTTCACCAAGCTCGGCGACAGTGTCCGCAACGACGGATGCAGTTAACCAGCCTCCGGTCTACACAGGCCCTATAGGCACCATCTACCTACAACCAAATACTTTCTATGTCTTGTACATGGATGATATTTGGAATGATCCAGAAAGTGATCCGATCACCTATAGTGTACTTAGCGGCTCCTTGCCTACGGGGCTTCAGTTCTTACAGAATCCTGCAAGAATCGAAGGAACACCAACAGTAGCGGGACAGACAGCATCCGTACAGATCAATGCCGTAGATTCTCCGCCAGTACAGCCTCCGGTACAAATAACTACGATAACTGTGGTAGGCGGAAGCGCCTCAACAGCGTGGACAGCAGGAGTAGCATTCAGGCAAGGGGACGTTCCCTCTAACAGATTTATCTCTTGCGTAGGGCCTTCGGTGTTCCAAGCGGAAGTCCGCAACCAGTGGCCAGATGGGTCGGCTAAGTTTGCCGTTATTTCAGGCATCGGCGGCACAACCGTACAGGTAATGTCTAGCGGAACGGCCAATTCAGGGACTGATGTAGCCCCCATAACTGCTGCTGACGTAGGCACAACGAGTATAACGATAAACGGCACGGTAGTGTCTCTTTCTAGCGCCATAAGCGGCCTAGACCTTACTAATTTTACGGGTACTGCAGGCACGGCTCCCACAGGAGCAGGCAAAATTAGGGACGGTTTTGTAGGCCCGGCTATGCGAGAGGCCCAATATTTCTCTAATGTTACAGGCAATGCACAGCTTGCCGTAGTCTGGAACGTTCGGAAGTATGCCAACGGCACAGTAGAAGTAGAGACTGTAGTAGAAAACGGTTGGTTTGGGATTACTGGCATGACAGCCCAAACTTACACAGCTTCCGTGACAGTTAACGGCACTGTCCGTGCTTGGCACGACGGTCCTAGCTCCAGAAGCATCACGCAAGGCCAGTACACAAGATGGTCTAGAGCAGACGTAGTCTCCGGTACTTTAGTGCCTGCGCTGCCCAACAACAGCTACTTGATGCAGACGTACCTAGTTCCTAACTACGGATGGCCTACAGCAACAAGCGAAGAGGCGTTTACGTCGACTAATGGCGGCAGAGCAGTATCTAGCATTACAGCCGAAGAAGCTTCCGCTCCAGTTCCGATGACCAATGGCTTTTGGCTGCCAACACAGGCAGACGTAGGCGAAGGGTTCAACGAACAGATTGGCATTCTCCCCCACTGGGACGCGCTTTATTGCCGTACGGGCGACATTAGGGCCTACTACACAAGTCTATCAAGCGGCCGTACTTGCAACTTTCTCCCCACTTGGCGTAGGGACGAAAGAACGCTGAAGCTTCCAAGAACTGACGCCACGACGTTTATTAGTTACAGCGCAGCTAACGCAGAGCGAGAGCATCAGCCCTCTACTGGATACCTGCCGTACCTCCTTACTGGAAGATGGTCGTATCTAGAAGCTTGCCAGAATACGGCTCTGTGGAACTTCTTCAAGACTCCTACTCGCGCTCCGTGGCCTGCTGTGGGTTGGTCTGGTGCCGGTGGCCGAGACGGCTTAAAGGGACTTATCCCAAGTGGTGAAATTGCTCCTCGCGCCGTTGCTTGGCCTTGGCGCTCATTAGCAACGGCCCTGTGCATTTCTCCTAACGGCTCTGGTACTCAAGCTGATCTGCTCTACGTCTTCCAACAGAACATAGGCTATTTCTGGGGGCTACAGACTAGCGGATCTGCTATGGCCAACAGCCTAGGCATCGTCTGGTCAATGGGCACAAGCCAGTTCTCTACCAAAGACCCGGGCGTAACGGCAGAAAACCTCATCCGTACGGGCATGTGGCAGCATTGTTTCCTATCTTCGGCCATAGGGTTTTCCGTGGGCCTTGGCCTAGTAACAGGAACGGACGACGACAATCTACGAGCACTGCACGCGTTCTCTGTTAAGCCTCACGTAGAGCGTCTTGGGTACGCATACAACGGCACAGGGTATTCTTGGCGTAGGTGCGGCACTTACTACGAGCCTACGGGCAATTCGTCAACTACGGCATACGGATCGGGCAGAATCCCTGCAAGCTGGTTTACCAGTTGGCGAGCAGTCTACGACAAGTGCATCACGTACTTCGGGGCTAACGACGCAGACGACTCCAGTCCGTCTACGCAACTTCCTTTTGAAGAAGTGGCCGGAGACGGCGGCTTCGCCCCAACAGAGATTGAGGCTACGGGCAATACGCTAGACGCTATTTCGCAGCACTACATCACCAGAAACGAGATAGCCGCCTTGGCGTTTGGCACAGACTACGGAGTGCCCGGAGCAGCCGCTGCGTACAATTTCTTGACCCAATCAAAGATATACACAAACGCAACAGGCAGCCAAGGCGTTACTACGGCACAAAGAATGGCAGATTTTCCTCGCTACGTGATAACGCCACGATGACCACAGCCACTCTGAATTTCAGCGTGATTGTGCCCGGGGCTGTGCCTGATTGGGTATACAATTTACCGGTAAACGGGGGTTGGGTAGCAGTTGCTGCTGGTCCGGACGGCGACGCATCCGACACATCCCTACGTCCGTACAAAGACAACGCGCTGGCTGCGTGGCAGCGCGGTAATCGCATCTGGGACGTAAAGCCCACCCCACTGCCTCCCGTCATGGTTAACGGAGACAAGTACGGTCCTATCGGCGATGTTATCGTTTCTTGGGGTGGGGGCACTGTAGACCCGGAGCGCAAAGAGCTTCTTTTGTGCCTGAACGGCGGCCACACCAACTATCTAGGCAACGAGTCTTACGCACTTCAGTTTAACATTCCTAACGGCCCTGCTTGGAAAAGACTGTGCGATCCCACTCCAATGGCTCCAACCGCAGAGTATCCCGGCATTTACGGTGCTCTGGACGTTTCTAGGAACTTCTTAACTGGCGGCTCTTTCAATCCCGCTACGGACATTCCGGCCGTGCACCTAGACGGCCGTCCTAGGGCCTCGCACACATCCGGCAACTATCAGTTTGCGTACGACAATGCAGGAGAAGGAAGGGCTTGGTTTATCCTGCAGACTTCCGTAAGCGAAGATTCAGGAGCTAGTGCTCAGGGAATTGTGTCGTTTAACAGATCGGCAGTTGCTGCGCTTCCCGGCGACTTTGCCCCTTACAGCACCCTTAATCCGTACCAAATTCATGGCATTGTTGGGCTAACGGGCACCACGGCCAACTTCCACTTCGGCCCCTCTGCTTACGATCCGGTAACTGGGAATGTCTGGGGATATGGAAATACTAGGGCATGGGCGTTCAACGTAAACACCAAAAACCTCAGCTTTGTGTCTTTCAGTACGGGAGCTACTCTAGGATCATTAGGCTACAAAGGTGCGTGGGCTGTATGTCTGCCGGACTTGCGCAAAGTATTTATCGGAGCGACAAGAACCGCTGGGCAGCCTGTGTGGGTTCACGATCTAACGAACAACACATTCACTAGATACTTTACTACCCCTTCCCTGCAATGGGACCCAGACAGCTACTTCGACAACTACGCAAATCCCGGGGTGCCGAACGGGGGATGGAACGGCGGAGGCAACAACTATTCTACCGTTCCCTATATGTTTGACCAGTTTATTTACGGCATGGGGGCTGTGTACACAAACGGACTAGTTTATGTCGGCCCAGTCCCTGCCAGACTTGGCGGCACTCTTGGCGGGCAGATTCGAGTTCTTAACCCTGCCCAGATGCTAGCAGGAGCGAACTGTTGGACTGAGCTTCCTAACTCTGGTATGCGACCGGTGGCTATGAATAACCCCTTGTCCTTAGACGGAGACGGTGGCAAACAAAACGGCAATTTCCAGCGCTTCAATCTCATTGACTTCGAGAGCGAAAAGATTCTTATCCATGCAGCAGACGCGTACGGTCCTGCCCACGCGTGGCGCATGGCCCCGATGCTTACCAGAACATTTGGCCACTATGCTGCGTTTGAGGGCTCCAGAAACGGGCTAGATCCCACATTCTCCAACGCCAAGAAGCCGGGAATTGTTGGTGTCCAGCTACGCTACTACTGGAAAGACCTAGAGCCCACACCAGACAACTACAACTTCTCGCAAATAATCACCGATCTAGACAATGCGCGCAAGCAGGGATTGCGCGTTGTTGTGATGATTGTGGACAAGTCGTTTAATACAGACGTACTTGTTCCTCCTTATCTAGCGTCTTATACCAGCCCAAATCCAAACGGCGTAGCTAATGGAACAAGTCTTCACAGATGGAAGACTTACCCAAGAGACCGATTGGTAGCGCTTCTTCAGGCGCTTGCTGCGCAGGTAAATGGACACCTAGCCCTCGAAGCCGTTGCTCTGCAGGAGACATCCATAGGAATCTCCACAGCAGACCTCAGGACACAGGGCTACACAAAAGAAGCGTACAGAGACTCGTACAAAGTTGTTCTAAGTGCTGCGTGCAATGCGTTCTCTAATCATTGCATATTCTGGTACATGAACTACATAGCTTCTACCCCAACAGCTACGGGTTCCGGGTCTGGTGGTCAGGCAATGATAGGAGAAATCATTGATTACATGCTGGCCAATAACTACGATAACTTTTCGTTTGGAGGTCCGGACATTCTGCCTAACGGCGGCCCAGATGGAACTCCGTCGAACCCTGGAAACTTGTTGACAGTAACATACCCGTACTACTCCACATACAACGGGCAAGTCAGGATGTTCTGCTCAAACCAGAACGACAGCTACCGTTCCATTAAGGTAGAAAGTCCGCTCACTTACCATACTATGGAAGAAATGTTGGACTGGGGTGTCACTAACCTTCACATTAATTATTGTATGTGGAACTATCGACCGTCCGCATCCCCTGCAGCGTCAAACAACTATGCAGATGCCCTAGTAGCCATAGCGGCTCGCCCCAACTTCGGACCACCGTGAGGAACTAATGGCAGTACCCACTATTCTAGCTAACCGGCCGCCAAACCAATCTAGTACCACCACAGACATTTCTCCCGGCATTCCGACAGGAAACTCGGTTAACGACATTTACTTGTGCATAGTTGAGAGCGCTGGAGATGTTTCTATTCCAACTCCAACAGGAGGCTCTCTTACGTGGGCTCCTGTCGACAATTCGCCCCAAATTGCCACTGGAGTAGGCACTGCCACAAGACTTGACGTTTTCTGGGCACGCGGCGCTAATGCCAGTGAGACTGGCCCCGCCGTATCAGTAAACAGCGGAAATCACGCACAGTGCCGCATTATCGGTATTAATGGCTGCAGACTTGTTGGCAATCCTTGGGATGTAACCGCAGGCAGCGCAGACACAACTGAAGACACGTCCGTATCTATTCCGGGGTTTACTACTACAGTAAACGACTGTCTAATCCTAGACATTTGTTCACACGGATTTGACGTTGCGGGCGGGCAGTTCTCGGGGCTAACAAACGCCTCTGTCGACGGCGGCACAGTAACCGAAGAGCTTGATTACGGCGTCACTGCAGGTAACGGTGGCGGCGTGCTCATCGCTAGTTCTACCAAGGCCACAGCAGGAAGCGTAAGTGCTACTACGGCAACTCTAGCCGTATCCGCAGCTACTGCACAAATTAAGATCGCACTTACTTCTATCGAGGCTGGCGCTAATCCAGCAATTTTCTTCTACAATCGCTTGATGAGCGCTTAAAATACTTTGAGGGTATACAATGCACTATCTTAGGCAAAATACGGCCACAAGAGTTACAGTAGGGCCGTTTATTGACAAAACAGACGGCGTTACCCCCGAAGTAGCGCTAACGGCCACCAACGAAAAGATCACGTTTATGGTGGATACGGGAGGCGTTCCGACTCTAGTTATTGACGCAAATGCCACGGCATCTGGCGGCAACAACGACTTTGTTCACGTTACTGGCGATGATGCGGGGTACTACGATCTAGAATTAACAGCCGCACAGACCAACTATGTTGGCCGTGCTCGACTGGCCATCACATACGCCACTGACCACCTTCCCGTATTCCACGAATACTTTCTTCTTCCGGCCAACGTGTATGACGCTTGGACAGGGGCTGCCAACTTGCAGGTTGATGCTGTAAAGGTAGGCGGCACCACGCAGACTGCGCGAGACCTTGGTGCAAGCGTTCTGCTTTCCAGCGGCACAGGCACAGGCCAAGTATCTTTGAGTTCTGGTAAAGTTGATATTGTAACAACGGCTATTAACTCTATTGCTGACCAAGTTTGGGACGAGGCCCTCAGCGGCCACGTAGCCGCAGGCTCTGCAGGCGCAATGTTGTTCACTCCCAACAGCGGCACAGCAACGGCTGCTACGTCTACCACGCTGCAACTGGCTGTGGGTGCTAGCGCCACAAACGACTTCTACAAGGACAGCATTCTTGTGATCGTAGCCGGTACTGGCGTCGGCCAAGCTAGGGCAATCTCAAGTTACACTGGTGCTTCCCGGACCGCGACGGTTCCTACGTGGGCAGTAACCCCGTCTACCGACTCTGTTTACGTTGTGGTTCCGTCTGCCCCGGCAACGGGTGCGGTTGCTCCCACGGCAGCAGAAGTTGCGGACGCAGTGTGGGAAGAACTGGTGGCAGACCACGACCAAGTGTCCGGATCGACTGCTGAGTACATGAAGGGTCTGGTACTACGCTCTGGCACGCTACAGTCTGGCTCCACAACTTCGTCTATCATTCTAGACACTGGCGCATCGACAACCAACGATGTTTACAATCGCGCGGGGCTTGTTGTTTGGGATACGGGCAACCTGCAGAACATTCAAAGCTCGCAGATTACCGACTACGTCGGCGCTACGCGCACGGCTACTGTAGACCCCCCGTTTGCGGTTGCTCCTTCTACCACGTCGTATCGTTATGCCATCGTTCCGCTAGGTATTGACGCCGCAACTACTACTGCGATTGCCTCTGCCGTGTGGGCAGCAACCCGCTCCGGTAACAACACTGCTGGCACGTTTGGTGAGTACGTTAACGCTGATGCCACGAGAATCTCAGGCTCTGCGACACCTGCCGACCAGTTGGAAGCTATCTATACAGGCGCAGGTACCATTGTAGCCAACATTACTGGTAACATTACTGGTAACGTCACTGGCTCGGTGGGCTCTGTCACTGGTGCAGTTGGCTCGGTTACTGGCGACGTTGGCGGCAACGTAACGGGCTCTGTGGGTTCCGTGACTGGCGGCGTAACGGTAACTACCAACAACGACAAGACGGGTTATGCACTCAGCAACACCGGCATTGATGCACTGTTCACCCGGCAGCTAACGGAAGCTTACGCGGCCGACGGAGTGGCTCCGACGGTAGCACAGGCCCTAATGCTGATCCAACAGAGCATTGGCGACTTCTCGATCAGCGGCACTACGCTGACTGTCAAGAAGCTTGACGGTACCACGACTGCGGCTACCTACACGCTAGATGACGCCAACAACCCAGTGTCTCGTACTCGGGCTACCTAATGGCCGCTAAACACATAGTTACTAGAGGACTCGCGCCCGGGGGCGCTGGAGACCCCAAGGTAAAGTACATAGTAACCGAGGGATTAGGACTATTTACCCCAACTCTACCGACAACCTCGGCTGCTAGGAAGCAGGCCTTGGCCCGTAGATTCAGAGGCACGATGTATGGCAGACGCTGATTCGAAAGAAATTGCACCACGATCTAGGTTTGTTAAAGGAGTGTCGGGAAACCCTAACGGGAGACCCAAAGGTTCCAAGAACAAAATTACCTTGATGAAACTGGCCTTAGAAGGGGATCTAAGGACCCAGATGCGGCCCCACATGGCAGACATTCTAGCAATGGCTATCATGAAGGCAAAGGAAGGTGATCCAGCGATGATCAAGCTGCTTTTGGACAAAACCCTCCCCACGACCAAAGCAGCAGATGACGAAGCTCCAGCCAAGGAGCGTGTTCAGGTGTTTATTGGAGCGTTACCTGAACGTGGCGAGAAGGCCGTCCAAGGCCGGATCTTTGATAACGACAACGACGGAGACACTAATGAGTAAGATTCCTACTAACCAGAAGCCGGGCGGTGCTGTCAATAAGCAGGCAGTCACGCCGAAGACGGCCCGAGTTCACAAGCCTGACCGCATGGGCCTAAGCCCTAATGGCGGCTCATCTTCACGCGGCAAGGGGCAGAAGTAACCTATGGCACAGCTACGCGCACGTCGGCAGTTTCCCGACGTATTTAAGGAGGTCCTGACCTATCAGGGTACGTTCGACATTACGGACGCAGCCACAGGTTCGGGTACATTCGGTTCAGTTGACATCACTGTCCGGGGCGCGGCTCTCGGCGATTTCGTGCTAGTTACTACGCAGTCTACTGCTACTACGACTGGCACGGCTCTTGTGGGCCACGTAACGGCTGCGGATACAGTGAAGATCACGCTGCTCAACAACTCAGCAGGCGCAGTTAACATGGCCTCTACGGTCAAGTATAACGTCGTCGTGCTGAAGCCTAACGAACAGGTCTTCTTCACCTAATCGTGAGTGACGTACGCTCCACACTAGATTTCCAACTGCATCAAGGGCAGTTAGAGATCTTCAATGATCCGGCAAGGTTCAAGGTGGTTGCTGCGGGTCGCCGCTTTGGTAAGTCATTTCTCGCCTGCGTATCAATGCTCATCAACGGGCTACAAACAGAGAACAGCGCGGGATATGACATTACCGATAAAGAGGTGTACTACGTAGCTCCCACCTTCGACCAAGCTAAGAAGATCATGTGGCCGCTCCTAAAGCGGCTTGGCAAGATGGAGCGAGAGGGCGGTGTTATCGCCAGCACCGTAGAGAATACTGCTGTCGCCACGCTAATAAACGGTCGGCGAATCTCCATTAAGGGGGCAGACCGTCCCGACCTCTTACGAGGTGTGGGCTTGAGCTACGTCGTTCTGGACGAATATGCGTTCATGAAGCCTGACGTGTGGCAGCAGATCATCCGACCGGCCCTTGCTGACGTAGAAGGTAGTGCACTGTTCATTGGTACCCCAGACGGCAAGAACCACTTCTACGATATGTTCGAATACGCCAAAGCACACAATCCTGTGTGGAAGGCTTGGCAGTTCGAGTCCCTAACCAACCCAACGCTAAATCCGGACGAAATTAAACAAGCCATCGAGTCATCCCACATGACCGTGGCTACTGCAAAGCAGGAGTTCGGGGCATCGTTTAATGCGGGTGGCGGGACGATCCTTAACGAGTCTTGGTGGAAGTACGGCCCAGAGCCCAAGGACGGGGATTACTACATTGCCGTGGACCCTAACGGGTTCTCTAAGGAAGGCTCTATCCGCAAAGGCACCCTCAAGGTGCGAGACGAGACAGCTATTGCTATCGTCAAAGCGCATCAAGGTGGTTGGTGGGTCAAAGAGATTATCACCGGCCAGTGGGACGTAAGAGAGACGGCGTTGCGCATCATCAAGGCGTACTCAGACGTTAGGCCCCTTAAACTGGGTATTGAAAAGGGTATTGGTAAAAACGCCATCGAGCCCTACTTAGACGACGAAATGCGTAGATTCAATCGGTTCTTCTTGGTGCACGACCTGTCTCACGGAGGGGATAAGAAGGAAGACCGCATCAGATGGTCGCTTCAGGGCCGACTAGAAAAGGGCCGCATTGTACTCAATAATGACATTGACGAGGGCAACAACTGGCAACGCAAGCTAATCGAGCAGGGCTGTGACTTCCCAAGCACCCTGTCTAAAGACGATATGCTAGATGCCCTAGCCTACATTGACCAGCTAGCTAGCGTGGTCTATTACGAGCAGGCAGAACTTGACAACTGGGAACCCATTGACCTAATCGCCGGATTCTAAATGCTAGACAACACGCAACCTGACAGTTTATCGGTAAATGCCAGAGAAACCAACAAGGGCGGCGAGGAGCTAGCCGGTTGGGTAATGTCCCGCGTAGAACGCTGGAGACGGCACCGGGATAACGAATACTCTGAGGCATGGACTAAGTACTGGTGCCTGTGGAAAGGCGACTGGTCTCCAATGCTCAAGGGCAAACAGAGCGAGCGGTCAAAGCTAATCGCTCCTGCCCTACAGCAAGCAGTAGACCAGACCCTAGCTGAAATGGTTGAGGCTACCTTTGGCAAATCGACTTGGTTTGACATTTCGGACGACGTGGACCCCCAACAGCGCGCAGCAGCAGAGGCTAGCCGCGACCAGCTACTCAAGGACTTTGATCGTGACGGCGTTGCTCACGATATCCGCGAGGCTTACATCAATGGCTGTATCTTCGGTACGGGCATTGCCAAGCGCCGTGTTGAAGAAGTTGAGGAGACTGAGCTAGTCCCTGATCCCATTACCGGCACCCCTTCTCCGACTCCGGTTGGCAAGAGGGTTAAGGTTACTTGGGAAGCAGTACACCCGCGCAACTTTGTCATCGACACAGCCGCTTCTACTATTGAAGATGCGCTAGGCGTAGCCCACGAAACTATTCGCCCACTACACGAGATTCTAGCAAAGCAGGCGTCGGGTGAGTATTACAAAGGCCCCGTCGACACCACATCCAACTATACCAGTACCCTCACTGGCCCAGACGGCAAGAGCATGTCTGTGGATAACGAGGACGGAGTTTACATCACGGAATACCACGGTCTAGTGCCTGCGCACATGATCGAGGATTCCCGAGAAGAAGACGATCCCCTAAAAGATTTCCAAGAAGATAAGGACGAAGAAGACGACACAGACGAGTACAGGATGGTCGAAGCTATCGTAACTATCGCCAATGGCGGTACGGTGCTTAAGGCTGTCAAAAATCAATATTTGTACGAAGATCGCGGATGGGTAGCCTACCCTCACGATATAGTACCAAGCTCCTTCTGGGGCAGAGGTGTTTGTGAGAAAGGTTACAACGCGCAAGCTGCGCTTGATGCTGAACTTCGTGCTCGTATCGACGCCCTCGGTCTCCTTACTTATCCTGTTGTGGGGGCAGACGCTACTCGTCTACCTCGTAACCTAAACCTACAGATCACACCCGGAAAGGTCTTCATGACCAACGGGCGGCCCTCTGAAATCATCGAGCCGCTCAAGTTCGGCAACTTAGACGCCAACACATTCCAGCAGTCGGGCGACCTAGAACGAATGGTCCAGATGGCCACAGGCGCTGTGGATACAGCTACTCCGATGGACGTTAACAGCCGTAACAGCACCTCGACTGGTATGTCGATGATTTCTGGTGCGGTCATCAAGCGCGCCAAGCTCACCATGCACAACGTTGATGTGCGGTTCCTAGACCCACTAGTGCGCAAGTCGCTGCTCGTGCTTCACCAGCTTGATCCCGAACGCTACCCAATTGACGTAGAGTTTACCGTTAACTCCACTATGTCGATCATGGCACGCGAGTTCGAGCAGGCTCAGATGACTAACCTGCTAGCCATTGTACCACAGGAACACCCTGCCTACAACATCATCCTTAAGGGTATCATGGAGAATTACTCCGGCCACTCCAAGGATAAGATCATCGCGGAGATTGAGGCGGCTATGCAGCCAAGCCAAGACCCGATGCAGCAGCAGGCACAGCAAATTCAGATGCAGGGTGCTCTGGTTGAAATGCAGAAGATTCAGGCTGAGATTGCACAGATTCAGGCCAACATCCGACTCATCGAGGCCAAGACCATGACAGAGATGGTTAAGGCTGAGTTTGCTGACGATGAGGTAGAAATCAAGGCTGCGCAGACGGCTATTGACAACAAGTATGCCAACATCCAAGCGGCCCAAATGCAGTCGCAGCATCAGCAGAAAATGATGGATTATGAGCTAGAGCATAAGCGAATGGCTCATGAGAGTGAGCAGAAAGACGCAGATAGAAAAGCAAAGTCGCAAGCCCCCAAAAAGGATAACAAGTGACACCAGATCAAAGTAAGTATTTTGATGATATGGAGTTCATGTTCGGGTCCCAAGGCTGGAAAAACCTGATCGAAGACCTCCAAGCGCGACAGGCGCAAGAGAAAGAAAACTTACTGATTTCCAAAGCTACAGCAGACGCCATCACACAGGCGTTTGGCAGAAACGAAGTTTATCAGTATATCCTATCGCTAGAGTCCACACTTTCCGAAGTAAAACGGCAACTAGTAGAAGGCGTTTATGAGTAAACTGATTTTGTACGATTTCGAGTGCAACTCGTGTGGGATTTTCGAAGAACTCGTTAAGTCCACAGAACACTCAACACCTTGCCCCCAGTGTGGGGCTGATTCCTCTCGCCAGATTTCACCAGTCCACTTTGACTACCGTATGGGAATCTACTCAAGTAGCTTCCCCACTATGGCAGACAAGTGGGCAAGAATCCAGCGAGAAAAAGCGCGGACCGATAAGGGTAGTCTTGCCGATGGGGCACCTAACCTCAAGATGTACTAGCCCCGGTCCATTAAACTATCTCCTTTACAATCGAGACGACAAAGGAAACTATGAACGACATTACGAATGGTACACCCAATACTGGGGTAGATGACTTTGATCTAGAATTTAGGGACGCTACCGAAAAGGTGACAACGCCCCTATCAGAAGACGAATTGCCAGAGAAGTATCGAGGCAAGACCGCTGCTGAAATCGCTCGTATGCACATGAATGCAGAAAAGAAGCTTTCACAGACTGGTCAGGAACTCGGCACCCTGCGCACGTTGGCAGATCAGGTTCTAAATCTCAAGAAGGAAAATGTACAGAAGGTGCCCGAAACTCCTCGTAAACCGATCACGGTAGACGAGATTTTTGCGGACCCGGACAAGGCTATCCAACAGACGATTGGACAGTCGGACGTAGCCAAGAAGGCAGATGAAGCATCCTCTAAGGTTGACAATCTTGAACGTCAACTAGCTCTTAAGGAGTTTGAGGCACGCCACCCGTCGTACAAGAACGACCTACAGGACCCTGCATTTCAGGACTGGGTGGCAAGTAACTCCGCTCGCGTGGAGCTTTTCCGTAGAGCGGACAGCTTCGACGTAGCATCGGCAGACGCGCTTTGGCAGATGTGGGGTGAATACTCCGAGCTAAGGCAGGTCAAGGCTAAGCGGGAACAGGCAGAGACTAAGCGCCGAGAGGTGCTTAACGCTGGCAAAACTGTTTCTGACGCCTCTACAGAAGCCCCAGTTAGGGGGCCTACGTATAGCCGTGCTAAGTTGATGGAGCTTCAGATGCAGGCGCATGGCGGCAATCAAGCCGCTCGCGCGCGTTGGAACGATCCGGCATTTCAAGAAGAACTGTTGAAGGCTTACTCCGAGGGTCGCGTGCGTTAATAGTTAACCCTCTAATGGAGATACTTCAATGGCCCTAGGCTCTAATCCGCTGACTACTTATACTCAGGCAACATTCATTCCTGAGTTGTGGTCAGACGAAATCGCGGCTAAGTACAAGAGCAATCTTGTCCTAGCCAATCTCGTAATCAACATGGACCACACCGGCAAATACGGTGACACGGTGCACGTTCCTTCGCCAAGCCGTAGCGCGGCTTCGCAACTAACCATTTCGAGTGGTGGCGGCGACGGTAGCGAAGGTCAGGCAATCACCCCGGCTCGCAGCACCCCGGGCGAGTTCACGATTGCTATTGACCAGTGGTGGTACAACAGCAAGCAGATCCCCGACATCGTCGCTAAGCAGGCACTGCCTTCTATGCGTCGGTTCTATACGGACGATCTGAGCTACTCGCTAGCCCTTGCGGTAGACAACTACCTGCACGGAACGGTTGCGCCCAACCTCCGCAAGACCTCGACTGCTCGTGACGGCTTCGTCATCGGCGGCGACGGTTCAACGGCATGGTCGGCGTCGGCTAACACCAACACCGGTAACGGCTCAGACCTGACTGACGAAGGCATCCGCCGAGTCATGCAGACGCTGGACGATATCGACTGCCCGGGAACGGACCGCTCTTGGGTTGTTCCGCCAATCGTCAAGCGCAAGCTACTCGGCATCCCGCGCTTCACGGAGCAGGCGTTCGTCGGTGACGGTGGTTCGATCCGTTCTGGCTACGTCGGCAACCTCTACGGTTCGCCGGTGTACGTTAGCTCGAACTGCTCGTCCTTCAACGCAACGGACGCTTCTACGGCGTATCGTAGCTGCCTCTACTTCCACAAGGATGCGATGATCCTTGTCGAGCAGATGAAGCCGCGTGTGCAGAGCCAGTACAAGCTAGAATACCTCAGCGACGTTCTCGTGGCTGACGTGCTATTCGGCGGTGCTGTGGTCCGCACGGAAGCTAACAAGCTTTATGACCGTGGCGTAGGCGTGGTTGTTCCGGCAACCTGAGCCTAGTAGGTGAGTTTAGTCGATAGACAAACTCTGGTAGCCCTCTCCCGTAATGGGGGAGGTGCTACAGGACCGGCAGGGCCAACAGGTCCTGCTGGGCCTACAGGCCCCACAGGGGCTACTGGGGACACAGGTCCCTCAGGAAGTAGCTTTACCTTCCCGGTTGGATACGTCTGGATATCACAATCATCCACCAACCCAAACACTATTCTTGGCTACGGTACTTGGACAGCCATTGCGGCAGGCAGAGTACTAGTAGGCATTGATACTGGCGACGTAGATTTCGACACTGTTGGCGAAACGGGCGGAGCCAAGACTAAGGCCATTAGCGCCCACTCCGGAACGGCGGTAGCGGACCATGCTTCGCACACGCACACGTACAGCGATGTTCTAAATCACACGCACACAGTAACAATTACTGACCCCGGCCACGTACACGCAGTATCGACTGGCACGACGGACGGATCGGTGGG